GGTCTCTAAAGGATCTGGAGATGTGATCCGGATTCAAGGAACTCTTGAGCGTGGAAAAAAGTACACCTTCACGGTCTCCGGCCGGTCGAATCCCAACTTAGGAGTCTTCCGAAACATCCACAAATTCGAACCGCCTCAGGAGTCCTGGTAAGACGTACGGTATTTGAATCGGGCGTGTTTCGTCTGGATCAATGCCGGAGCCATATCCCGGTCACTGCCGAATGGCTCAATCCGGATCCGTTTTGCCCGGTTCATTGATTTTATCAATAGGCAATGAAACTACCATCACGCAAAAGAAAAGGCTCCCAGATCACTCTGGGAGCCTTTGGAGTGTGTCTGATCGACGTTAGTCGTGTGGTACTGACTTAGCGAGCACCCGACCTCCTCGGCCTTCTGTCTTGTGCCATTTTCCATTAATTTTTTTATGCGTTCCGGCACGACTCTCTTTTCCGGAATAGCTGTAGTGAATATGCGCTACGCTAAGCGCCGTATCAGGGTGTTCGTCATGTTCCTTTTTAGCATCTTCAAGATTATTGTGATCTCGTCCGTGTGCCACGTATGGACCATGCGCGCCGTGCATGAAATCAGATCTGTGCACAACTCTATAGACGCTTTGACTGCCTTTGCCGTCGCTCTCATACAGATTTGTGATGAAATCTCTGTAGCGCATTTAGTCATCTCCTGAAAGAAAAAAGACCTCTTGAATAAATCCAAGAGGTCTTTTGAAGTTGGTGTAGGAACCGAAGTTCTTACATGAGGTTCGTGACTAGGACCCGACGGTAGTAAACGTTGGTGTCTTCTTCAAGAGCCGCATTAGAGTCAGCAGCTGTTGAACCCTTAGCGAACGGGTTCGGCGCCATACCGTAACGAGTCTTGAAGCCAATTTTCGGTTGGAACGTGTCAGGATCGACGGCGCGGACCATTTGCAGCGGAACGTAAGGGCAGTAGAAGAGACCGGCGTCGTAGGCGCTGGAACCCTTATAGCCGATCGTCATATACTGACCAGTGGTGTACGGATCGATGTAGACGCGGTAGCGACCGTTGAGGATACCGGCGAATGTGTTGCCAGTGTCATCGACCTGCAGGTTGTTGCTGTTCAGGGCCGGTGTGTAGTCCAGAATTCCAGCCATTGTGAGAGCAGAAGCGACATCCGACGAGCAGATGATGATATTGCCCTTACCACGCCTAGTTTGCTTGGCGATCTGGTTGGCTTCACGCTCGATCTGGAACATCAGACCCTTGAACTTTTCAACCATCCAACGACCGTTGGAGTCGGTGTCAAGGTCGAAGATACCAGCCGTCGTGGTGCCTTCGGAAGCGCCTCTAACAGCCGTGACGTTGACTGTACGAACGACTTCACGGTTGATTTCGGCCAGAAGTTCCGAGCTCAGGATGTTCGAGAGTTCGGTTTCGGCGTCGAGACCGTGGATCGCCTTCAGGTCTTGCGCGACTTCGATCGAGTATTCAGCCTTCAGTCCACGACCCTTAGCGGTGACGTTGACCTTCTCGATGCTGAATGCCATTTCCGGGAACGTAATGCCAGAGCCATACGATTCCAGGTTAGCCGTAGCCGAACCACCACCGTAGTTGTAGAGGTTCGAGTTAGCTAGAACAGTCGTCTGAGCGGTGTTACCCGGAGCAGTACCGACATGCTTGTTACCAATGGTGTTAGCACCAGAAACGTCAGAAGCGAAAGCCGTGTTAGGCTCGTTGTAGAACGCTTCGGCGCCAGTCTGGTTCGTGTAGCGCGAACGCATTGCGAAGATAAGTCCAGTAGGACCCGTCATCGGTTGAACGCCACAGATATCATAGGCGATCAGGTTCGGCATCGAACGGCGGACCAGAGAGATCAGGACCGGGTCGAAGTTATCGATTTCTGAACCAGTGTGGTTCGTCGGCGCGGCTTCTCCAAGAAGAGTTAGGCCATTGCCAAAACCGGCAGCTGCAGCACCATTGCGCAGTTCGCGCTCAGTGTTTTCCAGCATAAAGGCGGTTGTACGGCGGCGGACTGGATCGCTGATAGCGGCAAGGTCCTCGTGGTCCAGCACTTCGCCCCACTTGTTGTTGAGGTTCTCTGCCAGGTAAGCTTCGTTCAGCATCTATTTCTCCCTTGACGACCTTTGTCGCTTCAGATGTTATTTATTCGGCACCAAATCTTAACACTTAGACCTTACGGGCTGTGCGCGAAATGGCTCCTGCGTAACTACGGACGGATGGGCTTGTAGACTTCGGTCCAGAAGAAGTCTCTTCCGAGAGCTCTTGAATCTGGGTCGCCTCATTGACGATACCAGTAGATTTCATCGGCTTTCTTTCGATCAGACCCTCACGGATCGTCTTGAGCTTATCAATAAGCTCTTCATCGTCAGCAAACTCGACGGACTCGATGACCGTATTGAATTGCGAACGCTGAGTCAGTGTAAGACCTTCGGACATTTCATCGACGATGTTCTTGAGATGAACAGCCTCGGCGACGTCAGCCAGCTCGATGTTGTTGTTAATCTCTTCATCAAGAGCGGCCCGAGTTCTTTCGAGTTCTGAAGCGAGCTGTTCGACGACGTCGACGTCTTGTTCAGGAACTTCAATGGCATGCTCGACAAAGAGATCACGAAGACCTTCAACAAAGGATTCGAGGACTTCACCACGAATACCGCTGTCTACGGCCAATTGATTGTTGTCTAGCCAAGTAAGGGCGATGCGCGAAATGTACGCGTCAACAGCTTCGTGAATTTCTTCGCAAATGCTAGCCGTTTCCTCTTGGAGAGCGTCATCGAACTCGTCTTCCAGTTCTGCACGAATTTCTGCGCCCTTTAGTTCAACAGCAGCTTCGAACAGCGTAAAAGCACGGTTCTTGAAGTCTTCCGTCAGCGTAGTGTCGCCGTCAAACAGAGCGTCGAAGTCTTCCTTGACAACTCCCTTCGCTGCGATAGTAGCGCGGTTAGATGCGTCGGCGCCATTCGGGATATTGACTGCCTCTTGGCCGATTTGCTCAAGTGTACGGTTGAAGAGGTCCGACAGGTCCTCTGTTCCCATGTTGGCCATTTGACCCACAAGAGAGGCCATCATCTCGGAGCGAGAACCAGGCTTGAGAGTCGCTGCTCCAGCAGAAACTTCATTAACTTCGATCGTCATTGCGTTCAAAACTCCTTTGACGTGCTGTGGTTATTTATTCCGTTGTGAATTTGGACTATGATTCTCGTCTGCTTTTAACCCATTTACTCACCGCATCGTGATATGCTGGAGTATCGTGTTTCAAGTCGTGCACGGTCAAAGTCGAGTGTTTTTTGTGAAATGGGTGATCCGCATCTTGATCGCCCTGGGAGACGAGATCGTGCTTGAAAAGGACGTGATCCGGGCTCTTTGCCCATTTTGTGACATTTTCGTGGGTCCCATGGGCGTGCAAGATATAGTCCTTACCATACGCATGTGGATAGGAATTTTCGCGCGGTGTCACATGAACACCAAACTTTTTAGCAGCGCGAACGTGTTGTCTGATTCCACCAGTAACGTCACCCACTTCAAATTCGTGATGATGGAGTTCTTCTTTCGATGCCGCGACCGCTTCCGCGATGAATTGTCTGTAGGTGGTCATCGGCGTTCCATTTCTGTCCGAAGATTACTGCCGAAAGTCACGGACATACCGCTCGATTTTTTCTTTAGTCACAGGACCGCCGCCGTGCGCAACATAGGCATTCGGATGGTGTTCACCGTATTTGTGCACAACCGAGTTCTTATCAGACGCCCATCTGACCATGTTCTTATGGGTTCCAGTGGCAGTCGTGTTATAACTCCGACCATATCCATGGCCTTGGAATCCGGATGAAGAGTCCACATGTAGATGTACACCGTGCTTTTTGGCGTGTGCGATGTGATCCTTCATTCGCCCTTCAGCATCAGTGAGCACGATGTCATGATCGTGAACTGTAGAATCTTCGCCTTCATTGATTGCGTACCGTTCAACGATGAATTGTCTGTACGTGGTCATTGATTCTTTCCTTAAAAGGTCTTCAGAAGACGGTTGAAAACTGCGAGTTTGGTCGACTCGTCGAGGCGCTTGGCTCCTGCGGCCGTGTTGATGTACTTTGCAGCACTCTCGAGCCGGTGCGCCTCTAGGAGTCCGTTGTTCCAGACCCACTCGACGCCTTCCATAATACCATTGACAAAAGCATCAGGCGCAGAAGGATCGGCGACGATGTCTGCCGCGGTCGCCAAACGGAAGTCCTGTTGGACCTCCATGACACCGTTGACCGGCTTCAGAGAACCGAGGCCGCGAGACGAGACACCGAGTGCTGCGCCGTCATTGATCAGTCCGCGCGCAATGTTACCCATAGGCGTGTCAGTGATCTTTGCCTTGCCAATCCAGTTGTTGCCCTCACGTTGCAATCCGACGATCAGGTGCGAGACCCGATCTAGATTGATCTGCGGTCCAGACGGGTGACCAAGTTCGCCATAGGCGCGGCGAGAGCCGACAGCCTCTTTCATATAGCGAGCGACTTCGCGCTCCATGATAGCCGGATCATACATGCGACCATTGCGGTTCTTGACACCGGCCTGCAGGAAGATTCCCTCGATGAAGAGGTTCTTCTTGTCGCCTTCGCCTTCGGTGATGTACTTAACATCCTCGACGAGTTCAGTGATGAGCAACATAGTCATCGGTTCTCCTTAGTCATTCGATCGACGGTTCTGAACCGTCATATAGTATGGTTTACCATTTCGGTGGTGAACAGTCGCGGTAGTATCACCGGCGTATCCGTTCTCCTTTTTATAGAATTCATGCGGCGCAATTGCGTGCCCACGGATGCCACGAGTTACCATTTTTAGTCCGTGTCCCTCAAGATGAGAATGAAGCTCTGCGGTAGAATGGTTGTGCAAATGGTATCGAGTTTCGACGAATGGAACCGCCGATTGTTGATCTGCTACAGCACCGTGTTTAGTAAGAGTGTCATGCAAATCTGAGTGGACAGGAGCGAACTCTCTGCCTTCAGTCATCACTTTCGTAGCCGTCCGGATTAGCGCGTCGGAGAGACCAAATCGTGCGTTTGATGTGAAGGTCATCAGCACTCCTTACGTGTTCACGTATTCGGTGTTGGCGATCTTCTGGAGTTCGATCGTCAGGAAACCAGCAGTCGCACCAATCAAGTTCGCCGAAAGGTTTGCTGTGGCATCCTTGGTGATGCTCATTCCAGTTCCAGCGAAATCAAGCTGACATGTCGAGTCGACAACCAGGACGACGTTGGCACCCCGCTTGATCTCCCAGTATGCGGCGTTACCTGACGGTGATCCGAAGGCGACCTGGGTGATGTAGGCGCCATTGATGATTTCAGTGCCCACCGCCAGATTCGATACCGAGTTGTTACCGACGATGACGACGTTTCCACTGTTGGCGGTGAGGTGAAGAACCGCAGATGTGTTCTTGCGGTTCAACATAACTCTTGGGTGTACTGGCATTGATTATTCCCTCATCGACGATTGTCAGCACACGAATCACAGTTGTGATCGCACTTTGTGACTTGTTTTAGTAGCTTAGCCGCTTCGCCTTTAGTGTCTGTACCGAAGCCATGCTGACCTGACCAGTTATAACCTGGCTTAAGTTGGGTGAAATATACACCACTTTCGTGATGCAACTTCAGGACAGCAGGATGGTCTCCGACAGCTTCAGTTAGTCTATCGACTGCCTTACTAATGTACTTGTTTCTTTTGGCGACCGTGTCATAAAGACTTTGGCTCTTATATTGCGGACGAAAAGCGCGGTGTCCTTGCTCTTTCCATCGGTAGCCATTATCGATTTGATCAGTGGCAGCAGCCTTGACGTAACGGCCAAGGAGCTTCTTGGAGACCTCAGTGATCTCAGTCGACTCCTTGGTCAGCATGCGTCCAGCGCGGTTGATTCCATTTTGACGACGCTTGACCAAGGAAATCGTTTCTTTTTCGTCGGGGCTATATGGGTTAGCCGGTGTTCCACGCGGATTACCAACGGTCGCGCGTCCATGTACGAGATTGTACGCATTGTTTTGCGCAAGCGTATACGTGTTTCTGCGTAGGTCGTTTGCGGCCTTTTGAAGATATCGTCCAACGAGCTTCTTGGAGACCTCAGTGATCTCAGTCGACTCCTTTAGACCGGCAGTTTTGTGAGCAAGTGCGACTGACTTCTTGTACTTGCCGCCGTCATGTTCATCCCACGTGTGGCCATGCTCAAGGTGATGCATTTCCTTGCTGTCACCTGTGACCATAACCGGCCATGCGCGATTCATGACAGCCGTATGTCCGCCCTTAAGGTGCAGGACATCACCATCCCGAACGTGCTCGCTGGTCTGTGTGTGGTCATATGCCGCGCCGTGACTCATGTGACGAAGATCATGGACCTTTGGCTCGTGCTTTAGTGGCTCACGATTTTTCCTGTCGGTTTCTGCCCGCCAATGCGCGTTCATAGCGTCTTGTGACTTCTTGAGAAAACGATGCTTGAAAGTACGGGTGCCAGCCTTTGCATGTCGGACTGCAGCTTGGGTGTAATTCGAGTGAGCCTGTACAGAAATCTCCTGGAGGTCGGATTCCTTCAAAGAATCTGAAGTCTTGTAAGGATAGATCACAGGCGGCAATCCCATTTTCTTGTAGTGTTGACGAAGATCTTTGCGAGATTTTTCTGCGCCACGATCCCGATCGCTCTTGTACAGGTGTGTGTGACGCAGAAGTGTGTCAGAGCGGCGTGCGTTTACACGGCTCCAGGTTTCGAAATCTTCCTTCAGGTAAGGATCAGTGTAAGTGTCCTTGCTCTTCAGCATTTGGTCGCCGACTCGGATTTCATTCTTGATCTTGCGCCACGTCATCTTTCCGACACGATCACGAACTGGAATCTCACGAGCGTCCGCAGTACGGACAGTCGTGCCCTCACCAATTCGCTGAGGAGAGCGCTTGTTACGGTCGCCCCATTGGACCGTCGTCTTCTTCGGCTTGAGGAAATCGACATCGGTCTTTGGCTTAGTGCGCATCGGAGTCAAGTGACTAGCAGCCTGTGCAGACTCCTTGACAAAGTGCTTTGCAGAAGAGTGCGCATCTTCTTTGTCGTCATAGTGATGCGAATCAGCGTTCTTCTGATGGACGCCGTTCTTGTAGTACTTCACGACATGGTCGTCCCACTCATTATCACGGTAGACCTTCGCTGAACGCCTGCCGTCAGCGCTGTCGTATGAATGAAGAAGTCGAGCTTCAGAGACGGTATCTTCCTTGGTCAGGCGGCGCAATGCATCTTCAATTCCAACTCTACGCTTGTGATTTCGTACAGCGGCGTTGAGATGCTTAGGAAAATCTTGGTTCGCACTCGCGTTTTTCATATCAGCGACCGCTCGCGCCCTATCATCACTTGCCTTGTAGATGTAGCGGCCCAGGAGTTTCTTAGAGACCTCTTGGATCGGTTCTGCAGTTTCCTTTAGACGGCGCTCAGTTTTGTCTGCGATATCGGCTCTGTTGTAGAGCTTCTTCCTCGCCGCCGGATCGCTGTTGGCTCCATGCGACAAAGAATGAAGGCTCGACGGACCCGAGCCATCGACCTTATTCAGATACTGGCGCTTTAGACTATTAGAGACCTCAGTGATCTCGGACTCTTCCTTGGTAAGTTTAAGACCTACGCGAGTAATACCCTTCACACGATTTGTAGCTCGACGGTGCGCTTTTTCTTGCCAGTCACCGGTCTGCGGCGTGCCGGCGGCGACACCATGCCATTTAGCTTCTGCACCCGCCTTGGACAAATATCTGCCTAGAGTCTTCTTTGAAAGCTCCTGAATCGGCTCGATCTCTGACTCTTCACGAACCGGCGAATTGAGAGTCTTGTTCGGTCCCATAGGCTTCTTGAATGGGTTCGGCTTAGACTTCACCTGAATACCGGTAGTCTGGTTCGGCTTAGGAGCACCAAAAGCTTCTGGAATAAATCCATTGCGTTGGATGATTCCGTGAATTTCGTGTGCTTTTGCCTTAGTCTTAGAACCATCGGCCCAGTGAACAGTGTGATCGCCGTTTTCATGGCGTTCAACTTTAGCCTTTTTGTAGCGCCCGGTAACCTGATCTTGGTGAGAATAGACTCCGGAATGATCGTAATCGTTGTCATGTCCTTCATAGACCTTAGCCGAACGTTCGGCGTCGTGCCCATGGAGTTCCTTCGGAAGGTCGATCGGCTTGATTTTAGACGCATTGAAGACGTCATCGCCGTTGCCGTTCACGTCCTTAGTCTTGTGGACGATGTGCTTCGCCTTGAAACGCTGTTCGTCCTTAGACTTAGGCTGTGCGACCTCGTGGACTGACCTGATAGTCTCGTTAAGAGAACGCTTAGTTGTCATTGTCATTTGTTCCCTTAACGTGACCAAGGATCACTGCCGACGAGCTTATTCGTAGCGTTCTGGATACCCAAGGAGCGCTTAACGTGTCTTTTGTTTGCCTTGTCCTGATACGCGCGATCTGGGTGGTGTCCTGAATAGCCGACGCCATTTTCGAATCCGACACTTTCAGCATCACCAGATTTCTGGATGGACGCCAGGTGGATGTAGCGGCCTAGAGTCTTCTTGGAAAGCTCCTGGATCGGTTCTGCAGTTTCCTTCAGACCAGCTTCGACCTTATTAGCGATGTTCGCACGACGCTCGTACTTTTTCCAATGGCGCGCGCCGCTCAAGCCACGATTATCGCGAGTCGCGGCAATATCTACTAGACTGTGAACGCTTCCGCGGTTGTCCGGATTGTCTACACCAGCAAGATACCGCTTCTTAGCAGCAGAAGAAATTTCATCAATAGATTCGAGTTCTTCCTTGGTCAACCGGTCAACCGCGGTTTCTAGACCATCCTTCCGGCGTCTAGTCTTAGTACTGAACTTGCGCCAGTGGTCCCACTCTGCTTTATTACCTGGTTTGTACACGTGTTGTGAGATCTCGCGGCTCGAAATATCTCCAGATGCTTTCTTCACATACCGACCAAGCAGTCCCTTGGAGACTTCGTCAATAGTCTCTTCATTCACGTGACCATAGTGACGGAAGTCTTCACCCTTATAGTCGGTGTGTGGCTCAAATCCTTGAGCTCGGTCAGTAAAGTGCCATTGCTTTTGGATTTTGCCGCCCTTCACGTGAAAGACAACGTGAGTTCGTCCAGATTTTGTTTCAAGGGCATCGGCGTGCCGAATAGCGGACTTCGAATCCTTGAAAGGCGCTTTGTGTGTGAGCTTAAAGTCGTGATTTACGACGTGATAACCATCATGGACTTCGTCATCTTTCAGAGATTCGCTTAGTTCCAAAAAAGGCTTCCGACCCTCCTCTTGAATTTCGCGCTTGTGACGATCGAAATCCTTCCGAGGCTTCTTGCCGGCTCCTGCTGCGCGGAAGCGCGATGCAGGTCTCATTGAGCCGATGTTTCTGGCACCCTGAGACGACTCATCGACTCCTTCATGGATGTGGTCGATGTGATCAGAGATGTGAGACCTGGCTTCTTGCTCTGTGTCGTGAATCTTGACTTTCACGATAGGAGGTCCATTAGAACGGTGATGGACGATCGCAGACATGTGACGACCGTTTTTCAGTTCGACGTGCACACCGTCGTGATCACCTTCTTCGGCATCGTGGTGACGCCCAGCAGACCCGTATTTAGCACCGCCGTTTTGACGAATGGCCTTATTGACCGGGTGGTCCCTTGGCAGATTTTCCTTAGCGTCCTGCTCTGTTTCAGCACCCGTACGATCAGTCCAAAGAACCTTCTCGATCAGTTCGCTGTCGCCGGCGATGCTGTTGAGCCATTCAACGAAAACTTCAGCATCTTCATCGTCTAGCTCGAACTCAAGCGGTAGATCGTCGTCATCGTCGTCTGGCCAGACGAAGGTGTCGAAGTCAATATCACCAGGATCTTCACCGGTAAGAAGACTTTCGGCAACCGCGACTCGGCGGGCGTCAATGGCCTCAATGACACGAGCGTGAATCAGGTCTGTAAAGACATCGGCAGCGTCTGTAGGACGCTTGTCTACGACGGCCTCGATAAGTGCAGCAACGGACATTAAGAATTCCTTTCGTTCGCTCGTGCGTTACGAGTATTTATTTCCGACCAATACTCAATTAGCCGGTGGTTGCTGGGTCGGATGAACTCCAGCGGCGAGTTGGCCGGCTTCAGATGGCTCTAGACCCGCTGGTGCCTGTCCATATCGAGGATTTTGCTCGTCTTCTTCCATCTCGGCCATAAGGCGTTCAATGTCATCATCATTTCGACGAAGGATCTTCTTATTGATCTCAGCAGAAGAGAAGTAAAGACCTCTGAACTGCTCAGCGTCAGCCAAGATAGCCAGACGATCACGAAGAAGATCGCTCTCCTTCAGTTCCTCGAAGTAGTTGTCTTTATTGTAGCGGAAGTGAATCTTAGATTTGATCGCTGCGAATTCTTCCGAAGTCATCAACTTCTTGAGAATCAATTGAGTCTCTAGAAGTTTGAGGAACAAAGTAGAGAACCGCAATCTCATGCGATAGATGAACTTACCGAACTTGATTTCGTCTCTGGTAATCTCTGTCGCGCGACCAAGATTGAAGGTCTGTTCTGGATCCATGCGGCTCAGTGGAACACTGAGGGACTTATAGAGTTGCTTTTGGAAGAACAGGACGTCGTCGAGTTCCGAAAGGTTCTGACCACCAGGAAGAGTCGTGATTTCAGTGCCTCGACCGCCTTCACGACGTGGCAGCCAGAAATCTTCCAGCATCGTCATGAACTTACGATCGTCGCGGATCTCACCCGTGGCAGAGTCATAGACCAGCTTGTTCTTAAAGCGAGTCATGACGTCTTTAAGGTACTGCTCGGCCTTCATCTTCGGAAGATTGCCGACGTCAATGTAGAAGATCCTGCGTTCAGGGGCACGAGCGATACGGTAAATGACCAGAGAGTCTTCCATAGACTTCAGTTGGTTTAGTGGTCGGATCGCCTTGTGCAGGTACGACAGGACCATGTCGCCATTGGTGTCTGTAAGACCAGAAGTAACTTGGACGATAGAGTCCTTAGCGATCTTGACTGCACCAGTTGTCATGGCATTTGACGGCGTGAATCGCTCGCCCTTGCCTTTAGTGCCAAAGCCCTTTTCGTTGTAAATGTAGTACTCTTGTGTCGTCTTAGGGACAGTGACTCCGTTTTGCGTCTTTTTGCGCTGAGTCTCGCGGATCTTGCGAAGCTTCCGCGCATCGACATATCGAAGTTCCTGAATGCCAATTTCAGGAGCATTAGTGTCAATAAGAACATGGTAATTCAGACGACCGTCGATGTACCAGTGCCGATAGATTTCGTAAGCATACTGATTGAATTCGAGCATTGAAATGATGCTTCCGAATTCTTCACGGATGACATCTTTGGCGTTGTCATCCAGAACATCAATCTTATCAAGACTGATTTCGACGATTTGATCGTCTGTGTCAGCGACAATAGACTCATTGACGATGTCATCGATTGCATTGTCGACTGCAGGATAGAAAGACATCTCCCTGTAACGGGAGATGAGATCTGCTTCAGACTTGACAGACTGGTCGAAGTCTAGATAGGTTCCGAATACGCCACCACCGGCAATCTCGAGGGCACCGTCCTCAGGATTATCCGGGATGACAGATGGAAGTGATTCCGAGTGCTGCTCACTCGCGCGCTTAATTTCGAACCCTGCGATTTTCAAGGGTTACTCTCCGAAATTTTACGATTCTTTTTAGTCATTCCACGTTTCCAACCATCAGGAATGCATGTAGTATTATACAAGCATCTATTACTTATTCCGTCTGTAATGAACAGTTTTGCAAGTCCTTTATTCCACGGTGGTCTAGAACCAAATTGTCCAGAATTTTTGAACGATTTACCCGCTTTGCTTTTTCTTAATCTGTCTCTTATTTCAGGAGCGCGCTCGCCATAAGTTTCTTCGAGAGATTTACCAAAATTATGCGGTTTTTGTCCAGTTGTAAAACGAGTCTGGAGTCCTTTAGCGTTGCCAATACAAAACTTACCCGAACTTTTAGATGGTTTTCCTTTTAATGATTTTGAGATTTTATTGCGTATAAAATTTCGTTTAAAATCGTCAGAAGACCAGTGACTGAAATGATGTACAGAAACGTTATAATACTTCTTGCCGATTTCATGCTCTTTGATCAGTGAGAGCCATCGGTATTCTTCGGCGAGCATTTCCTTTCTCGATTCAAGATTTCTCGAAAGAATCTTTCTCCTGAAGTCCTTAGGACGTTGCTTATAGGCCTGCTTCATCCATGATGACGAACACACATAACCATCGTCTTCGGATCCCCAATGAGCGCCAATATAGTAGCGTCGATGCTTGCGGTCGCGCCAGATGTAGATAAAGCCGGACTTCTCGGACATACAAAAATACCCTCAGGATTGGTTTCCTGAGGGTATTTTATCAAAAGTATTTATTCTACGCTCCGCCGCCATTCCCGGTAGTACCACTTTCGACTTCCCACCAATCGATGGCGAAGGTAGTTTGGAAGACTTCAATTTGGTCCTGCGCGTCCCATGCCATCTCAATCGGGCCGATTTCCAGTGGGAAGATGCCACTGAACTTGTAAGTCCTGAGCTCTTCACCAGTCTTGGCGAACTGAGTTACCAATCCAGTGGACTTATAAGCCAGAGGAGACGAGGTAGCGAAGTCACGGATGTTTCGGCGGTGAGCATTGATCTTGTTTGACCAGGTCTCGAGCGCGTCACGGATTGGGAAGTCTTCATCGTTGATGACAGAGACTACCCAATCGTCGAAGACTCGGTCGCCAGCCAGTGGAATCTTACGACCGAAGTACGGGACTTCGATCTTACCGATTCGCGATGGCGGCAACTGAGTCGCCTGAACCATGAACGGAACCTTGACGTCCGCAGAAGAGTCGACAGGGTTTGTAATTTGAACCCTGAAGAGTGTAGGACGAGCGCCGCCGTAGGTCAGCTCAGCCTTAATGTCATTTACGTCAAACGCCAATGGTGTTCTCCCTTATTCGTCTATTTATGATCTTCAGAGAGATCATAGAACCACTTAGTTCTGTTTTCCTTCCAAGGAAGGACTTGAAGATTATCGACACCGGCCAAACTTTCAGCCGAAAGACCCAATTCATAACCTCTCTTGATAGAGATTTTATGATCTAGTTGATACGCCCCATCTACACCGCATCTACCAAATGGAAGATCGAGAGGATTTAATACCTCTTTGTTGTTCTTATACGTTCTTCTTGTTAGACTATAGACTTGCGCGTGATATTCCGAATATTCGCTTCTATCTGTTCGCCACCGAGGATGTTTTTCGCGTGTTCGATCACGATTGAGTTCTCTAATGTGCGAATAATCCATAGTTCGTCCAATTTCCAATCTGGCGCACGATTTACAAAGATGCGCCTCATAGAGTTTTCTCGATCGAGTGATCATTTGATATGATCTTTCGAAAATAGTTGGACAATAGTCACATTGTACAGAAACATTTTTGTTTGAATTT